TTTTTATTCTTATTCCTATTAATAGCCATAAGTATATCCGAAAGATTTTTTATAGAGTTAGCAGTATATGATAATCTGTCCATTCTCTGTTTAGCATATTTTTTAATCTTGCTTAAAGATTGGGCAGCTTCATTGTGTTTAACTGCTTGGTAATATTTTTCTACATAGCCGTAACCTTTATAGGAGTTTAATTCGTCTGCTATAGTTTCTTTTATAGTTTCCTCAGCCCAATTATGTCTAGCTATTTCTCTATTTAAAGTTCTTTGTATATGAAAAGCGAACTGAGATAGTCTGTATGAAATTTGAGCTGTGTCTTCTGGAGATAATTTTTCAATTACATTTCTATCCATAGAAAAGTATTCATTAAGTTCCTTTTCGTTGATGAGACACTCGTTATATTTAGGGAAGCCAATACTATTTTCATAGGAGTCTAAAACCTCGTCCCATTCTTTGACTTTCTCTTTTGTATTCATTTTAGTTCTCTATTATTTCTTTCCATTGTTCATCTGTTTGATCAAACTTCAATTCTAGATGCGTAATATTGTTTAGCTCGCACCATTCTTTTTTCGACATATCTCGTTGTTTAGCTTTAATGAAATTAAATCTATTGCCGTGATAGTGTCCTATGAATTTATAATGTTGCTCTCCGTGAACTTCAATGCAGGTTTTAATTAGGGGTATATAAAAATCTAGATATAAAACTTCTTTTTTTCTGACATGAACTGGTATTTCTTCTAATATCTGTAGGGTTGGATGAACTTCTTTAAGTAGACTTCTTGTTCTTAGGTGTAATTTTGACTTATTAAGCATTCTAGCATGAGAAGTATTGCCTGTCAATAGCCAATTTGTAGAATTTCCCTCCAGATCTATAACTATCATTACTAAATACCCATAGTCTCTTTAATTAAAGAATAGAGCTTATCATAAGATCCAGGATTACTCACTATATATTGTCTAACTTTTTCTACCCCTTGAGCCTTAGGTTTTTCTTTTTCCTCTACAAAACTAAGAGTATACCATGCTCCAGCTTTTTGAATAAGACCTAAGTCTATAGCTAGATTAACTACTTCCATTTCTTTATCTATGCCCTGTCCATATCTTAAATAACTAGTAATAGATCCTCCCGGAGGACCTAATGCTGAGGTGACGACTTGCCATGTTACCTCTTGTCCTATTTGAGAATTCGTATCTTTATTTAATAGCCAAGGTGAGAAAGTTTTAGCTCTAAGCTTAATGTCCGTTTGATATGCTACGGCTTGACCACTCTTTTCTTTAAACTCTGCACCATAACCTGTTGGGTTTCCCATAAGGTGTGTAATACCAATTACTAAATTTTTGTTCACAGGAATAACATTGGCAACTTTTCTACAAAACTTAGCTAAGAGTTTAGCGCCATCTGCTCTTTGCATTTTATTCATATCTGATGTAATTTCAGCTTCTGTACATAAAGCTGAATAAGAGTCAATGATTAATATACTGCCAGGTTCTTGATTAATTATTTTTTCTGCAATTTGTAAGTATTCTTCTGCGTGTAAAATCTTACCTTGCTGAGAACCTATTACATCAAATCTATCTAAATCTAATTCTGGTATTCCTTCTAAATCTCGTTTTTTTAGTCTACCCTCAATGTTTAGGTAGTACGCTCTTCTAGGAGAAGGTAAGTCTCCTTGATATTCAGGTTTAAGGGCAGTAGCAGCAAAGGATAAAGACGTTGTAGTCTTCCCACATTTGGGCTGTCCTGTTAGTACAATAAAACTACCTTCAGGAACACCGCCATTTAAAATGATGTCTAATGAGGGCCCGATGGGGACTACCATTGATGGTTTGTCTATAATCGAGTTAGCTGATAAAATTATATTTTTCCCAAAAGCTTTCGTTACTTCTTCTTTTAATTTAGCCATTTTCTATTCCTTAGTCGTCTAAAATATCTATTATATTTTTCTTATTAGATTTATACTCTTGTCTTGGTTCTAACTTGGTGTGATCAACTCTATCTATACTTTCGTGAGGCTTGGTCTCTGTATTATTAATTAAGTTTTGATGATGTTCTATAATAGCGTTTAGGTGAGGAGCTCTCAATGAAAAAATTCTTACAGCCTTCCTGTCATTTAATGCATCTACAATTGCTTTCGAACTATAAGCTTTAAGTAATTTATTCGCTGTAGATATTTGACTCCTATAATATTTTTCCCAATATTTACTGGTTTGCCAGAACCTGAAATGTAAATCCTTTTTCTCTTTCTTTGCTTTGTGCTCGCATATAATCTCTGTTATATATTGAGCAGCAGATACTCTTTTATCGTTAGAGTATTTAGAGATGTATTCCATTATACTATTTGTTTTCGTCTAATTTATATATGCAATTAGAAATATTTGATTGATTATTTGAATTACTCTTTTTAGACGCATCGCTTATCTCAGAAGCTGTTCTGGTCATTATCGTGACGCCAGACGAGCCTTTGCCCGCTGTTTCGTTTATCATAAAATCTTTTGCTGTTTTTCTTTTGTTTGGTACAGCTTCTGCTACTTCTGATGATTCAGTAGTTTCTTTTTCTTTTTGATCAGCATAAAGCTTAATTATTCTTTTTACTCCAGATTTTGGTATATCCAAATCTTCTGAAATTTTATCTATATCTTTGCCTTGAGATTCTAGCCATAGAACGGCATATCTTTTGATTAAATTATTATTCATTAGTTGTTTTCCCTTTCAGCATTGACTAACCATGCTAAATTTTTAGTCTTTAAAAATGATAGGTAGTAATTAAAACATTTTCCATTTACTCTAGTATATCTGTTTGTTTTTGATCCTTTGCAGGTGTTGTCTACAAAATTTTTATGTCCACTAAATTCTGTTTGATTATCGTAGTCAAAAGGATTAAGTAGTTTATGAGAAGGATCAATACGAACCATGTGTTTGACGACCTTCTGCGTCCTTATCGTTTTAGCATATGTTTCTGGTCCGTCTTCTTCCAATACAAAGTTTCCTTGGTCGTCTTTCAAACCTGAATTTAAGTTAGTATAATAGATTGTATCAGACATGATCTCTCCAAAGCTCTTTTGATGTTTGCTCTAGACTCGATGTAAAATGATTTAAAAATGCATTTATAGAATCTTTATAATTTATGCCGGTAGGTACAGGAATATGATAGGATTGATCAAAAATAAATTCTGATCCCACAATTTCTCCTTCGTTACTTTGGTTTAATACAGTACCTTCTATCTTAAACACTATTTCTCTAGGACAATCTATTAATTTATCGGCAGAAGCATCTACTAAATCAGAGAAGCCGTTTTGAGCATATGCTGTGCCTATTGAGTCTATTATATCTTGAGGAATATCTGACTCTTTTAATGATTGCATAATAGATTCTGCACTCGTCTTATTATTGCCTATGTCCATTTTATACCCTTGGTTTTCTTTATTCTTTTCATATCTTTTGGGAGAGGCATTTCTGGAGAATCTTCTCTATAAGCATTGTGCTTTTTAAACAAAGCCTGCTTGTGGTCCTCGCTCATTTTATCTCTATTCCTGTTGGCTAAGTCTCCAATAGTTTTAAGTTCAGAGTCTGCCTTAACCACAGAACCTCTCATGTTGACTAAATCTTTCTGGTAATATCTATTTGTATTACCTGATTGACATAAAGGGCACGATTGTTTATCTGTATATTCAGCAATAGAAGCAACTATGCTAAATATTTCCCCACAATCATCACAAGTAAATGTATATTCTGGCATTATACTAATTCTCTTTGAGCTTCTTTTAACCATCTTAAATCTTTTGATTTTAAATACTTAGTATATTTATCAAATATAGAAGGAGATACTTCTTTAAAGTCTCTTGTGCTTTTGCATGTAGAATTTATAAAGTGATTGTTCTTTTTATCTTTAACTGTAGACAATATCTCTATAGGATTAAAAAGTTCTTGATCTGCATCCATTCTGATATAGTATCTATAATCATTTCCTCTTTTATCTCCAAAATGCTTAGTGGGCTTATCTGGTAGTGCTTTTGCGCATAGGCTTTCTGTTTCTAATTCAAGTCTAGGAAAGCCGTCGTCGTCTACGAAATCTTCAGAACCTATAGCACAATATAGGCGTTCGGTTTTTTGTTCATTTTTATGGTTATTAGATATAAACTCGTTTTGATCAATTCTCATTCATATTATCCTGTATAAATTTTCCATTCTTCTGGTATCTTATCTTTCATAATAGAAAGCCTAGATGTAACATGCAAGTACTTGTAAGTACTAAATGGTCTAATTGGTTTATTTTGTAGCTTCATTTTTGCTTGTTGTGGAGTTTTATTGCTTTTTCTTAGATTACATTTAGCACATGCCGTAACTATATTCGTCCAAGTAGTAGGAGAAGTATTCTTAGAAAGCCACTGAGATTTTGGTATAACATGGTCATAGGTTAATTCTTGTTGAGAATATCGACAATTGCAGTATTGGCAGGTATAGTCATCTCTAATAAATAGATTTTTTCTAGAAAAATTGACATAATGTTTATGTAATTTTAAATAGTTTTTTATTTTTATTACAGCTGGCAATATAACCTTGTCATTACTGCTTTTGATAAAATCTGTTTTATAATATTCTACAATATCCATAGAGATGCCTTCAGGTCTATTATTGAGTCTATACGCCCAAACAATAGCTCTCTGCCAATCCACAATGGCGACAGGACTATAATCAGCATTCAACACTAAGCAAGGCTTATGATCTATTCTCATACTCATCTAATCGAGATATAACGCGAGATATTATTTCGTTTCTTACAATATCAGTAGATTCTAATTCAGCTATGCCTAATCCATCCACCCCAGATAATACCTGCATTAATCTTAAAAAGCCTCCCTGTCTATTATACTCTAAATCTGATTGAGCCACATCCCCCGTTAAAACCATTTTACTATCCATACCTATTCTAGTCAACAGCATTTTCAGCTGATCATAGGAAGCATTTTGGCATTCATCGGCTACAATAAAGGAATTATGAAAGCTTCTACCTCTCATTAAACCTAGAGGCACTACCTCTATTCTTTTTCCAACTTTCAGTTTAGCATAGTGTTGCATTTCTAGAAAATAATTTATTTCATCAAACAAAGGCAGTAAGTACGGATGTAGCTTATCCTCTGCTGACCCAGGCAAAAATCCTAGCCTCTCACCAGCCTCTACACCAGGCCTAGTGATTACAATTTTATCTACTTTGTCTTCTATTAGATACTCTAAAGCCATACCTATAGCTATATGAGTTTTTCCACTACCGGGAACACCTTGGCAGAAAGTAATAGTGTTTTCTGCTACGGCTCTAATATAGTTTTTTTGATTAATAGTTCTAGGTTTTAGTCTATTTTTAAAACCAACAACTATTTCTTCTGGATTAATTTTATTAGTATTTAATTTAATAGAGCCTTTACG